TTGTATATATTGTACTAAAGGATCGTCAGCTGGTGTTAAATCTCTTGCACCTTTTTGCATGTTATCAAAAGCACCACTATAAGAATAAGTGTTAGGGTACTCATTTTTCATTTGAGTAAGTAATCTTTCTGTTTCTTGTTTAATAGTTGCTGTTGGAATCATTTTAGGATTACCTATTTCTTCCCAATGTTTTCTAACTTTATCGTATTCAGTATTTACTGTGTTCCAAACATTCTTCCACTCTTTCTTAATTTCATTAATACCTGCATAGTTCATAATACTTTGATTACTTCCAGGAGCCATGTTTAAATTATCTACAGTATTTAAAAACTCTTCTTGAGATAAATTTTTATTAAATTCTTTGTTGAATTTCATTAAAGGACCACTAACAAGTGGATATACACCAATAGTAGTAAAGAACTTTTTAAAAAAGTTTTGAAAAGCATTTTCTCCTGGTATTAAAGCTGCAACAGTAGGTCTTTTTCCCATTCTTTCAAATGATTGTGCAATAGCTTTTGATTGTTCTGAGTTTAGTCCTAAAGATTGTTTTAATCCTTCTCTTCCTGCAAATCTAACTAAAGGTATTAAAGACATAGCACCACCTGCCCAAAGAAGATCATTATAAGTTTCATTTAAGCCATTGTATAAAGCTCTTTGTGCAAAAGGTAGTTTTCTAATATCATTATCAGTAAGGTTAGCTAAATCTTGAGAAGTAGCTCCTACGTAATCAGAACCTAGATTACCTATATCATATAAAACAGAACCTGCACCTGCTCCCCCTGCAGCCATTAATATTGATTGTGATTCAGTAGCTAATGCTGGTGTTGCTCCAAACTTTTTTAATTTTTTAAAAAAATCTATTGTGTTATCTGCCATACCCGCTAAACTTCCTAACATTCTTACAGGTAATCCTGCTCTTCCTCTAACATTAGGTAATTTTTTAACTGCATCACTTAATGCTGTAAATCTTTTTTGATACATACCAAACATATCTGCATTACGCATATCTACACCGTATTGATCTTTAAATCCGCTTTGTACAAAAGCTTTCATTAGTTGATCTCTGTTCATATAGTAAGGAACCATAGACATAGAGGCAGCTCCTGCAAATACAAGATCACCTCTTTCTAATCCTGTTGATGTTTTTAATGGTTCTAATTTTTGTTCTTTACCAATAGCTACACTCTTTGCACCTAAGTTAATTAGTCTATCGTAATCTTGAATACTATCGTAGCCTGTAAGCTCACCACTATCAAAAGCAGCATCAAGAGCTTGCATCTGTTCTGTGTTTAACTTTCTAGTATCTAAGTTTTTTTCGTTAATAGCAGTTTGTAATTCTTTAATAGTAGGCACTATTAACCTCCAATTGGTATTGTATTTAAAATATCTTGTCTACTTACTTGGTTGTTGACTTTTTGACTTTTCATAAATTCTTTATTTTTTCTGTTATATTGTAAAGCAACACCAGGGATATCCATAAAGTTTTCTTGAATAAATAGTTCGTCTCCACCATTTAATTTGTATTGAGTTAGATAACTACCTGCTTTTTCTGCAAACTCTTCTCTTAATTGTTCATAGTTTAATCTAATAGTTCTAGGTGAAGTAATGTATTTAATAATCTGTGTACGCTTAGCAGCGTTGTCAATATCTTTTTGTGTTAATCTATCTTCTGATTTGTTTGCGTTTGCAACAATGTATTTCATACGTTGTTCAATCAAAGCAAGTCTAGTGTAATTTCTTAATTCGTCTTCCGTTGGTCGGTAGTTTTTAGCAATGATTCCAGCTTTCTTTAATTGTTTTTCAACTCGTTCTGCTCCATTTTCTCTAGCATCTTCTAGATCTGAATTAAATCTTTTAGTCATATTATCAGATTCTTTTGCAAAAATATTTACTTTACCTCCGCTTATATCAAAACCTTCTCTTCCTGTGGTCTGTGCCATCTCTGCTCTAATTTGATCATCAATAACAGAACTGTCTGCGCCTACATTACCACCTGCAAAAAAGTCTAATGTACCAAAAGCATCTTCAGTTAATAGTCCTAAAGCAGCTTTAGTTCCACCTTCTCCTGCGTTTTTAATTACAAACTCAACCATTTTACCACCACGTCTATTATCTTCTAATCCCATAAGAGCTTTGTTAAGTTTCTCATCATTTCTTTTTACATCAGTTCCAGTAAAATTTGCTTGTACAAAACCTTGTGAACCATCAGGATTCATAATTCTTTCATAAAATTTATTATCCTTACCTAAAGACACTCTAACGTTTCTAAAACCACCTGGTACACTTGGGTCAGATACTCTAACTGTTTTATCTCCGCCCGTTAACATTCCGGCACCTTTAGCTTTATCTGATTTCATTTTTAAGAAAGCTGTAGCTAACTTCATATCTGAATCTTGTTGTTTTAATTTAAGACCAATCATAGCGTCAGCACTAGAAGCTAAAGTCTGACCTGTAATATCTAAGAATCCTCTAACCCCTTTTTCAGGAGACTTACCTGATAACATTTGACCTGCTGCTCTCATCATCAATAAATTATTTAAATTAGAATTATCTGAACCAGTCATTTTGTTTATTTGATTTTTAAATTCTAAAAATTGACCTGACAAAGCATCTGTGCCTGCTATTTCATTACCTGCCGCAACATCTCTTTTTCTTTTATCTACTAAGTATTGTGTTTCTGCTGCTCCTTCATTTCCTGTTATTACAGGAACACCATCATTATTAGGTGCTGGCATGTTATCTGCAATTACTGCTCCTTCATCTTTTTGTCCAACCATACTTTTTAAAGTGCTTAGATCTATATTAGACTCAATAGATATTTGTTTTAATTGTTCATCAGTTGCTTCAATAGGATTTACACCTAATTTATTTGCAACTTCTCTTACCTTAGCTACAGTTTTTAACTGTGCATCTAATGCTTTCTCACCTTCTGTTAGTGGGTTTTCAATACCAACAGCATATGGTTTAAAATCTTTTGTACTTTCTTTATACTCTTTTAAATTTTCTGTAACTTTCTTTTTAGGATCAGGTTTATATTCAGGCTTCTCTTTGTATATTAATCTTTCTTGAATATCTTTTGCGTAATCTTCATTAGACATTTCCGCAGGTTTTGCTTGAGCAATAGCATCTGGAGATATGTAAGCTCCTGTAACACCTGTACCAATAGAACCTATCGCAGTCTTTCCAGGATTTCTAACTAAAGCTTGTGCAGCTCCTGTCATTCTAGGAGATAAATATTCTCCTGTTTCTCTTAAAGCTTGTATACCAGATCGTTTTGCAGATGATGGTAAGAAAGCAGCACCAGGCACAGCTAAAGCAGCACCTTGTAAAAATTTACCTGTATCTCCTTCAGCAACACCTTCTGCCATATCTCGAGATCCAACACCTATACCATAACCTTCTAAACCAACTATACCTGTTTGTGTTGCAGGTTTATTCATAAATGAAGAAACTTTAGGAGCAAGATATCTATAGACCGGAGCAGCACCTGCTCTAATCATATTACCTGCTTGCATTATTCCACCAAGAAAAAATTTAGGTACTTGTTTAGGATTCACTTGTTGATGAATCTGTTGTGCTCTTTTTTTAAATAGAGGTCTGTTTAATGTTTTATCCATTAGACTTAAACCTTAGCTGGTGCTTGATTTTTATTTAATAGTGAGTATGTGGCATAAGCTCCAAGTCCAGCTCCTGCAGCTTGTGCTAAAGGATTTCCACCACCTGGTGTTGTGGTCTGTGTTAATGAAGACTGAGATGTAGGTCCTGCAGCGTAAATATTTTTTAAGAACTCAGCTCTTTGGTACGGTTCGTACTCTCTTTGTAATGCTGTTTGTCTTTGTGCATCCAATGCTTGTTGTGCTAACTGTCTTTGTAAGCCACCTGCAGCCATTAACTGATTAATGTCACCTTGAGCCATTTGTTGTTGTTGTGCACCTAGCTGACCTAATAATTGACCACCTTGTAATCCTACTTGTTGCTGTTGTTGAGCTGCACCTAATGCAGTTTGAAAACCTTGTGCTTGTGCTCTGCCCATTTCAGATAAAGTTCTTCCTTGAAGTTCTGCTTGTTGTACTCCTTCTCTACCACCACCAAAAGCTCCTGCATTAACTGCTTGAGCTCCTAATTGATTTTGCATCATTTGTCCTTGTCTAGCAATTTCATCAGTTACATATGATTGATAAGGATTTAAATATTGACTAATTTGTTGAGCACCTATCGGAGCCATTGCTCCTTGTACTCCAGATACTGCAGAGCCAACAGTTGGTTGACCAACACCTGTAACTCCAGATGCTGTTATACCTTGTTGTTCTAGATTACCTAAACCTGCTACTTGCATAGTAGGAATATTAGTTGGTTTTTTAGCAAGACTTGCTGCTACATCCATTAAACCAAGTTTTCTTTCTTCTATACCTGGTGCTTCCCTTATGTATTGTGTAGTAGTTGAGGGTCCTGATGAACCACCTCCACCTCCGCCAAATATACTCATTTACTTAACTCCTTTTGAAATTCGTAATGTTTAATTTTCCAATCATATTTATTCATAACTTTTTTATATCCAGGTCTCATTAGTGCTGTTACTCTTTTACAATTATTTACTTTAGCAAATTCTTCTAATGTCTCTACTAATTTGTCAGACCATAAATGCATTTTTTTACCTGTACATATTAATCCTTGTAGTTCTTTAAAATTAGGATTGTCAAAAAATCTACTAGTGCAACAACCAAATACTTTGTTTTCTCCATCATCGTCTGTTCCAAACATAACCCATAAATGCATTACGTTTTGTTTTAATAGTTTTTTAATATGTTTAGCATCAGCGTATTGACCACTAAACTTTAATGCTTCTGCAATAAGAAACTCTACTAAAGGCCAAAAAGTGTCTACCTCTGATGGCTTAATAGTAAGTACTTCTACATTAGATTTAATTGTCTTTTCTACTTGCATCTAAAATATCCATAATTCTTTTAAAACGTTTTTGTTGTTCGTAAAAAAACTCAGCACCTTTTTTTCTTTGGTCTTCTTTGTCTGAAATACTTGCCCCGGCAATAATACCAGCTCCTCTTACAGCAGCAGATCTAGAAACAAATTCACCATCAGCTAATTGAGCTAACATTGTATCTTCGTTATCATTACCCATACCTGCTCCGTCTTCAACAAAACCATGAGCTCTTACGTAGTTATTGTAATCTTTTTCATCATGACTAAATTTAGAAGGTAGTGCTTGTCCACCTGTATTAAATTTTGCAACGTTGGCAATACCACCTTCTCTTAGTCCTTCAGGTTGTTGCTCTTCGTCTAATATTGCTTCTACTGATTGATAAGTATCTTTATCTTCTAGTGGAGTGTCCGTGTATGTTCCATCTTCATTATATTTTCTTCTCATGAAACCTGTAGGTCCACCTGCGTAACCACTTTCGTAAAGTTTTTGTAAATTTTTATTATAACCTGGTTTTTCATTTGTCATTTCTTCACCTGAATCTAGAAAAGGAAGAATTGCTGAACCTAGTGCAATTTTACCTCCAGTAGTTTTAGGAATAAGCTGAGAGAAAAAACTTCCTCCATCACCAACCATACCCATTGCATTTCCAGGATCTCCTCCAGCACTTGCAATTTGTGCTGCATTTGTTGCTGCGTTTTGTCCTGCAAATTGTGGAAATAAACTTGTTACTCCTCTACCCACTGCAGTTTGTCCTATACCTTGAATAGCTCCAGGAGCTGATCCAAATGCTTGTAACCCACCAACACCTGCCATACCACCTAATTGGCCAGCTCCACCAATCATTAAAGCATCTCTTAAAGATCTTTTAGTTGATTTTCCTCGAAGTTTTTGTACGCCAAAAGTGGCTAGTGCTAGTGTAAATGGATCCATAATTTATTCTTTTAAATATGGATAATAATATCATTTTACTTGGCTAGTTTCAACTCATCAAGAAAACGACCTTCATATTGGTGTTCTCCAACATGTATAATAGGGTCATTAACATAAGCATAACATTTCCCCCCAATGTCCTTCCAAAGCTTACAGAAGGAAAAGTCTTCACCCATATAAGTCTTAGTATCAGGGTCATGTATACAATCAAAAAAGTTCCATAAATTAGGTCTATCTACATACTCACCATTTATTATTGTCTTTTGTACTATGTTTTTATCTGGATACTTGTCTATCATTTTGTCAAATACACTTCTTTTAATCATCATACATCCTGTAGGACTGTGTGTAACTTCCATAACACCACTATCTAAAGTTATGTTATTAACGTCTTGTACTTTCATTGGATAAGTATTTAAGAATCTATGAATATCCCTAGGGTTTTTTACTTCACCTTCACTCCATTTTTTATAAAGTTTATCCCACATCATTGTTTTAAGAGGATATGGAATAGATATTAATTCTTTATCTAAATCTAGCATTTTAATAATAGACTCTGCTCTAAAATAGATATCTGAATCTATAAAAACCATATGTGTACAACTAGATTCTAAAAAAGCTGAAGTACATAAATTTCTTCCTTGAGTTACTAAAGAAGATTTTAACAAAGTAAAAGTAATCCTTATTCCTTTTTTTATACAAAGTTGTTGTAATTCTAAAAGAGCTTGTGTGTAATGCATAGTTACCTCACTATGACAAGGGGTACAAATCATAATGCTGTAAGGTGATTTAACTATTTTTTTTTCTTTCTTTTCGGTGGCCGGTTTCCACATAGGAGTAGAAGCTTTTTCATATGATGTTACCTCAACTTCTTTTAAAGTTTGATAAGTATCCTCATTTACTGTTTCTTTCATTTAAAGCTCCTTTCAAAAAGTTTGTCCACTCTATACCTTTTTTTTGCCAATTGTAAAATCTTTTATAAAACTTTTGTTGTTCTTCTAAATGTTCTTGTATATAATCTTCATGTAAATAATTAGCAGCTATATTAATTGCTCCCGCAGTGTCCTGTGCCATTTGTTCGTAGTTTTTTGAATAGTTAACGTATACTGGCCACTCTGCACATGTTTCATACAAAGCTCCAAAATTATTAGTAATTACATGAACACCAGAAGCTAAAGCCTCTAAAGCAGATGCACATGATGTTTCTTCAAATATAGATGGGTAAACAAACATATCATAATTAGGCATTACTTCTGTAATATATTCATTAGGTTTATAACCAATGTAATTTACATTAGGTAATTTTTTAGCTTGTTCGTACAACGCTTCAAAGTCTTTGTCAGTATTCTTTGCAAACTCAGAGCCATAAACCTTACAAGAACTATATACATCCAGTTTTATATTTGGATTTTCAATTTCTTGCATAGCACGTAATAAAACATTTAAACCTCTCCAAGGAGTACAATGGTGTATTAACTTAATAGGATCTCCCCTTTTGTATATCTTTCTAATTGGAAAATTATCAATACCATTTTTAATTACTATAGATTTTTCAGTTGGTATATCAAACACCATTCTAAATTTTTCATAATTCCAATGACTGTTAAATACATACCAATCATATTCTTTATGTCTTTCTTTATTAGTAAAGAACTCTTGTAGATTAGGTTGATCATATGAATTTTTTTGCCAAAGAATATTTAATTTATTTGGGTCTATTGGGACTTTACCAGGTATAGATGTGCATATCTGTACTTGATCTAGTAGTTCTTTGGAAACATGCTTTTGAAGCATTTCCATTTGTAGCTCAGTGGCCCCTCTAGGTTTCATTATTTTTTGGTTTGCGCACCCATAGAAACCTTAGTAACTTTGATTTCAAGGTCTTGCCTAAAATCATCCACAGTAGTGTCAGTGTTGGGGTCAGCAACATCAGCATCAAACTCAGCTTTATCAGCATATACTTTTCCTGTTCTTTTATGTTTGACAATTTCGGTCGCTGTTGCGGGTATTTTAATTGGTTCACTCATTTTTTTCTCCTTCCTTGTCTATTATATTTTTTATTATTTTGCAACTTCTTTTTTTTGTTGGGATTCTTACAATGTCTCCGTGGCCTTTTTCTAGGCTTATCCCTTTCAACAAAATCTTTAAATTTTCTAGCCATTCTCTTGAGATCTATCTATTAAAGCATAACTTACTAATCCTGTAATTTCATTAGCAGTATCTGCTTGCATTTTTAAAATATCATTTGCTTCTAAATTTATAGTCTCTAGTGCAAAATTAAAAGTTTCTTTATTCATTTGTTTATGTGCAACTTGTACATCTGCACCTGCACCAGATTTTCTAATAAGTAAATCAGTATCAACGTTACTTGCTGTATTGTGAACTGCTTCAATATTTTTAACAAGTATTGTTGCATCTGCAGGACAAGTCAAAACAGTTGTAATATTAGTTGTATCTAAATAAAATGTATCGCTTTTGTATCTAATTGTCATGATATAAACCAAGTAAAAGTATCTTGTTCATTTTTTATTTCTTGTTGATAAGAAGTGTTTAACTTATCTTGCATCGTTCGTAAAGACTGAGTTACCTGTCTTTGGTTTTCTTCAGTATAATCGGGTGTGGGTTCTGGTATTAATATATCTACTTTAGCCATTATCTACGTCCATCAGGTTGTATATCTGCTCTAAAGGTACCATATCTCCAGCTTTCATCAGTAGCTGTATTAGCTATCTTTAGACTAGCTGATCGCCCTCTAGCTCTTGTATCTACTTTGTCTGTGGAAGTCGTAACTGTAAAAGGTCCTAAAGGAGAGGATGCAGAGGTATCATTAGAATAGTTTCTAAGGTTAATAGTAATCTGTGCATTGCCTGTAAGTAATTTAAAATCAGGTATAAATCTTCTCATACTAATAAATACATCACCCTCACTTAAATCAAAATCTCCAGATTGTATAAAAGCAGGTATAACTGTTTTATTACCTGCAGAGTCTACTTCATTGTTTCCAATTTCGTGTGCGTAATATGTCGATGAACCATTTGCATTTGTTACACCTTGAATAACAGGGAAAGTAGGTAATCCTGTAGGAGCATATTCAGAAGCATAAGGATTATCAAAAAGAGTTGAATCATGCCAAGAAGTTCTAGCTAAAGAACCTGTTGCCCAAGTGTTCTCACCATAATTGTAAGTCACTACTCTATCTGGTTCATCAGAACCTGCTTTAGGATAGAACCACATTACCTCTTCATACAAATGGTTAAGACCAGCATATACTGTTTCACCTGCATTATAATTAATACCTAAGTTATCTCCGTTATTTGTAAATACAAAATCTTCAACTAAACATGGAACAGATTTAACTGTACCATCGTACACAAAAAAACCACCTGCTTGTCCCATCCACCAAACTCTACCATTGATATACTTGATTGCATGTTGACCAATTAATCCACAATTACTTCCAACCTGTCTTATAGAAAAAATAAAAGGAGGACCAACAAACTGCATAACATATGCAGAAGTGTCTGTTACAATTAAAATATAATCTTTAGCTTTTGCTGCACCTACTATTTTAACTCCAGAATCAATTCTAAAAGTACCCGCAGTATTTACTGAAGTAGGTTGAAAATCATTTAATGTTTCTTGATCTGAAAATCTTATAAACATTTTATCTTGTGTTGATGCATCACCAACTGTTGTTTCAGTTCCAAGAACAATTAAATGTCTGTCTCTTTCTGAAATAATAGACATAACAGAAGTTGTAGGTGCATTTGATATAACTGTAGCTCTTGTTTGTAAGGCTGTAGGAGTTACTGTAATAGGATCCCAATTAAAAATTTTACCATTTTTAATAGTGCAAACTAGTTTTTGTCCAAAATGATCAAGAGACCATGTTGCTGGATCTAGTGTTACTGAAGAAGAAAGAGATGCTTGTCCCCATGATGTATAATATTCTACACTAGCTCCACTTGCGTGTGCAGATCTTGTGCCACCTGCTCCTCTAGTAATTCCAGTTAAATCATTGCTCGATACCCCAGTGTAAGAAATAAATTCTGCACCTACTTTTATTGTTCCAGTTGTAGGAAAACCTGCAGTGGAGGTTAGAGTAATTGAGGTTCCAGATCCTCCAGTACCTGCTGTATCATCTTGTAGTAAACCATTTAAGGTATTTATTAATCCTGAAGCTCCTCCCCATGAAGAAGTTCCCCAACCATAACCATAACTCTGAGTTAATGGTCCTGGTTTAATGTAAGGATTAACTGTTGCAGACCCACTTGCAGCAACAGAGGTTCCTGCGTTAGATGCCATAGTAATAGTAAAAGTGTCTATAGTTGGTGCAGTAACCACTTCAAAAGAATTGTCAGTAAAATTTGCTGCTGTATAACCTGCTCCTACCGGAGGAGTTACAGATGTAAAAGTAAATAAATCTCCTGCAGATAATCCATGTCCTACTTTATTTACGGTAACTGTAGCTGATGTATTAACCGTAGTAAAAGTACATCCAGTAATTGCAGTATCTAGTGGAGTAATATCATAAAAAGCACCTTCATAATAAATGATTAAAGTTCTGTTTGTCCCTAATGCTACATATTTATTACCATCTAAGTCAGCCCAAATCATTTGTTCTGTTACTTTTCCTAACAATGTTTTATCTGTTATCTGTTCCCAACCACCAATTTTTTCAGGAAGGCCATATCTAAACCTAACAAAATCGCCATCAGTCCATTGACCTTTTGCGCCTGTTTCAGTTACTTGTTTATTAAAGCCTGGTGCTATTTGTATATTTGTTAAAGGCATATTGCATTATACCTTATACAAACTATTTTTTGAATAGTAGCTTGAGTATAAGACTGGTTCTTGATTTTATTGGGTTAAACTCACCTGTATTAAGTTGATTATCTATTATAATTGATCTGTTTTGTGTGTGAGGTATTTTCTCTTGTGAACAAATCTCAGTGTATCCGTCAGAGCTATCAATATGATATATAAGTTTTAAAAAATTATTTTCCTTATACATATTTTCTGAATTATCTATAACTTTTTTACTAGTACTATCATTTAGTATCATATAAAAAACAGCTTGATTTATTTGTTTTTTAATTTTCTTTTGAAAAGGTTCTATTAAACCATAAAAAGTACTTACCATTTTATCATCAAAAACTACAATATGACTTAAAAAACTATCCCTTTCAGATAGATACCAAGGAAATTTATTTTTTAGAACACTAAGTATTTGTTTATTCTCTATGTTATTTAAATAATTATTTTCACAAGAATACATCAATCATCCGAGTTAGTTTTTTTTTGAATTTCTTCACTAAACAATTCATTAAAATTCACAACCATTCTCACTAAATCATTACTAAAATATTTTAATCCTTCTGCAGTAAAAGATATTTTTTTTGTTTCATTTAATGTTTTAATTTCGGTTTCAGAAAAAGTTAAGTCACAACTTCCATCTTGTTTCTGAATAAATTTCATTTTGTCTCCTATCTATTTATTTTTACTTTTAAATGATTTGTTTTATTTAACCCATAATAAGCTCTTTTATCTTTAGCAAACTCAACATAAGGACCATCTTTATCTACATAATGTAGAAAGCATTGTGTAGAATAGTCTCCTTTAAATTCTTTTCTGTAGTGTTTAATTTTTTCACCTAAATATATAACAGCATCACCTGGTTTAGTGTAAACAGGCTTTCCATCCATATATATTGGCCAATCTTCTCCTTTAGTTGCTATATTAAATGATACAGATATTTCACAAGACTCTCTATCATGATGTTTTGGTAAAGTTCCTAAATTTGTATACATTCTCCAATAAGAATAAGTTGGTAATAGTTTTTTACCAGTTATTTTTTCTACATGAGATTGTTTATTTAACATAATTGATTCCATTAACCTATCTCCATAAATACCTGTTTCATAATTATTCATTTTATGGTCTTGGGGATAAGGTCTTAAATTAAGTCTGTGATTCATATTAGTATAAGTCTCTAAAATTTTTATTACACTATCATCAATAAAATTTTTTACTGCTATGTATTTAAAATCTTTGCCTATAATGCCCATGCTACCACCGAATATTTTATTCCTTTTGTTACAGGTAAAACTTTATGTGGATACATAAAATTACTAGGCCAAATAATTAATCTATCTTTTTTAACTTCTATTGGTATGGTTTCTTTTATTTTTGGCAATTCCATAACTAATTCTCCTCCTTTGTAATCTTCATTAACTAAGTAGATAAAACTTAATGTTCTAGGAGAATAACGTCCTGAATCAATATGTTCTTTGTAAAAACCTCCAACTTTATACTTTAAAATTTGCATATCACTTACATTACAATCTAAAATCATATTAATATCTTTAGCATATATTTTTATATAATGATGTAAACAAGAACAAAAAAGATTTGTGTAATGAATTATAGTATTACTTTTTTCAGTAATATTATCTAAAGAAAATTTTTCTGTGTTTCTAATTGTTTTATCTACTAGTTGGCCACCACCCTCTGAAAAAACTCCAGCTGGTTTAAATGGGAAAATATTTTGTGTCAACAATCTACTTAAAACATTATTTTTTTTATTACCAAGAACATTATCATATATACAAATATAATCAGAAAGTTTATTTTTCATTGTAAAAACCTATTGAAAGAGTTATTCTTGGTGACAACCCAATTACTTTATGTCTAATACCTTTTGGTATATATATCAAGTCTCCCTTATTAATTTCATAGTGATTTGTTTCTTCTTGAAATACGTTATATACCACAGTACCACTTAGACCAATTATAAAAACATCCTCTATATCTTCATGACTTATTCCAGCAATACTTTTTAAACTAAAAAAAATGTCAGTTCCATCTCTAGGATGAGCAGGGTATTTAAAGACTTGTTCTAAAAAACTTTTTAAAAACTGAAAGTCTGGAAAAAAATGACTTACATTAGATATTTGAAAAACTTTTTCTAAAAAATTAAATTCTTTTTCTTTTTCTTTTTCTGGTTCAAAATTATTTTTTTTATAATGAACGGGTATGTCTAATTTTTCTAAAAAAGAAAACAATAAATTAAGGTCATATGTATTTTCTATAGTAGCAAAATTTTTAACAAAAGTTACTTTGTTATTTTTAATGCTTTCAATATTTTCTGGTAGTAAATCTGTTTGCATTTTATTTCCAAGTTGTTTTTTTATTCCAAAATAAATTTTTGTAATTATGTAACATATTTAAAAAATATTTACCTTTTTTCCACCAAAGATTACTTTCATCATTTTCTTTTATTTCACCTATATCCATTTTCCATGAATCTCTTTTAAAAGGAATTATTTGAACATAAGGAGTTCCTTTTTTTAATTGAGTATCTAAAACAGGATGCTTATCTCCGTTTACAATAAATGGAAAATTAATGTATAGTGGAAAAGTGTCTGTATCTACAATACCAGGTATTATTGAAAACCTGTCATCTGTGTTATTTAACGGAGGAACAAAAAGACAAGAATATCCTGGAGGTGTTTTAATCAACCAAGGATTTAAAAATTTATTAATAGGCAAATTGCTATTCTTTTTATTATAAGAAGACCCTTCTGTTTGTATTGTGGTATGCTGTTCCTGTCTATCTTTTACATTTAAATTGTAACCAAAATCACTTTCAAAAGAAGCTGTTAACGTAGTTTTTATCTCATCTTTATTAAAACTATTATGTTTTAGATAAAAATCTTGAGGTAGGGTAAGAACATAACCATAAGTTAAAGTTTGTAAAAAAGGAATACAACCTTTAACAGTTTTTTTCTCTATATTATGCTCTAGTTTTTTAAACCAATCAGGTATATTTAATTTAATTAACTTTGGTAATTCTTCGTTAAATTTAAGATAACCTTTATGCGCACTAAACTTAATTATTTTCTCATGCATTAAAAATATATATATACTATATTATATTAACAAGCAAGAAAGTTTTAAGGTAGTTCTAATAAATTAAAATAATCTATTGAATTATCTTCACAATATTTTTCCCAACTTGTGGTTAAAGGAAAAGTTACTGTTGACGTATCGTAATTGTCTACTAAATTTTTGTACGTTGTCCAAATAGTCATATCTGGATGATCTGGATATTTTTTTATAATTTGAGATATAGCTTTACTTTTTATATCTAGATACGTTTTTAAATTATTCTCTTCTGTAAATTCTGTTATCATATCTACATAAACAAAATTAGTGCCATCATGATCACTTACTCTTTTAGTGTTATTTTTTAAATTATTAAACTCAGCCTCACCTATCTCGTGAGCAACACATTGTAGTGCCATATCCATGTTATCTCTAGCAGATTCAGTTGCTGCTATTCCTGATACATTTGTTTTTATGTCATCTGAAGTTATAATATATGCCATAATTTTTCCTATACGTCACTGTTGTCAAAAATAAATATACCACCACCTTCACCGCTTCCACCGCTTCCACCTGGTGTATTCCCTGCGGCTCCTCCATGGCCTCTTCCTAGCATACCATAAAAATTCCTTGATCCTGGTGGATACGGTGCGTATCCAATAGGTGCAAAAGGAATACCTCCTGGAACAGTACCATCAGTACCTGGTCCTGCATTATTGTTGTAAGGCACAGCAGCTCTTCCGCCACCTCCGTTTGAAGTTGCTAAGTTAGAAAAATTAGATGCATTGCCTGGGTTACCTGGATTAGATGAGTTAGTTGATCCGTTTCCACCGCTTCCACCATTTCCAATCGAGTAAGGGTAAGCTGTATTTGGTGTTACATCTAATGGAAACACTCCGTAGCCTCCGGCTCCTCCCGGTCCAGCAGAACGTTGTTGGTTTGCACCGGCACCACCTCCGCCTCCCCCTTGTATGTATACATGTGCTTTGTTTGTATTAGCAGGCGCAGTATAAGTACCACTGCTAGTAGCATAAAAATTAAAAAGCATATTTCCACCACCAGCTTGTCCAGATGAAGCAGCAGTAACTCTACCTTGAGCATCAACCGTAATGTCAGCTGTTGTGTAAGATCCCGCAGTAACTGCAGTATTTGCTAACTTGTCAGCAGTTACCGCATCATTAGCAATTTGAGTAGTGTCTACTTCGTTTGCATCAATTGCGCCATTATCGATTACTGTATTTCCATTTGAAATAATACCCATTAGTATCTCCTTAAATTTTTTCTAATTTCAATCTAAATTTTTCATTAGATTTATTATTAATTAAGTATATATCTTTAGCACCTTCCTGTAAAGTCCAACTACCTTTAGATCCGTCTATTATATTACCTTCTGTTTTATGCTCGTTATTTAGGTGTAAATCCCCTGTATATACGTTTCTCCATACATTTCCTACAGCGCCTAAATCGTAAGTATCATTGGCTCCAGGTAAAACATGCCCTGTAGCAGTAACGGCACCTACTGCTAAATCTCCTAAATTTGCAGTAACATCAATAATATTAGTTCCATTTGAATAAAGTATTTTTGTTGATTTGTTTGTAGTTGAAAATGTTGGACCAGTTCCTGAAACCGTTTTAAACTGAACTGTAAAGGCTCCTGAAGTGTTATTAAATACAACATAATTTTTTTGAATTGAATCTGGAACAGTAACTATCTGATTTCCTGTTATAGTTCCTGTAAGTTCTATGATTGCATTTCTAGCATCAGAGCCTGTTGTTGCTCCATCAGTAATACCTAAAGGAGTTGTTTGTGCACCACCGGCAATTGACTTAGCTAAAAATCCTCCAGACTCTTGTTCCATAATCTGAAGATTTGTATTTGTAATTTGTCCCCACAAACCAGCTTTTTCACCAGTAGTGATTAATTCTACTCCTAAATCTGTGTAACTTGATGCCATACTTTATTATATCCTCTCTATGCTGCTTTATCAACCTCAGTCCAAACATTAGACACACCTGGATCAATTTCAGCCCATGCTGTAACATCTGCATTTCCAGCACTAGATTGTAACTCAATTCCAGTAACATCTATATCAGCGTTGGCTGTTATTGTAACAGATCCTATAGAAGTGGACATTTGAACACCCGTGACCTCAGCTACAGCTACAGCATCTACTGTTCCAGTTGAACTAGTTAGTTGAATACCTGTTAATTCAACGTTAGCGTCTGCTGTAGGAGTTTCTTCTCCCATAGACATTGTTAACTCTTGACCAGTAACTTCAACACTCACATCTGTAAATGCAGACTCATCCCCTAATGTTAAAGTTAATTGCTGTCCTGTAACAGATACATTACCATTAATTGTGAAAGACACATCTCCAACAGAACCTGTTAATTGTGATCCTGATACAGAAACATCAGCATTTGCAGTTGTAGTTACCGAACCAATCGATGTAACTATATCGTGCTCTGTAACTATAACGCTTACATTACCATCAGCAGAAACAGAATAAGTTCCAAGTGAAATGTTTGCTTGAGATCCTGTTACATTTATATCAGCAGTTATTTCAAATGTTACATCATTAGTTGATAGTGTTAGCTCAGATCCTGTTACTGAAACATTAGCATCTGCTGTAACAATTTCCTCTCCAACAGATGTTTGTAATAAGAAACTTGGAAGAGTTCCAGCACCTGTTGTCGTAAATACTTCAACAGAAGGTATGAAGAAAGTAGCAGGACTTTGAGAAGCAAAAGGAGCTTCTCCAAAAGCAGTCAAGGTATCTTGCGTAGTTTCTTTATTAGATATAGATAATTGTTGACCGGTTACAGGAACTCCAATATTAATTCCTTCTTCGCCAATAGAAGTTGTTAATTCAGATCCTGTTACACTGAATAATACAGAAGAACCTGCAACAGATCCTCCATTGCTTAAAGTTGCTTGAATACCTGTAACATCTACATTAGCAGTACCTGTATTAGACTCTTCACCCATTGATCCTGTAAGGACACTTCCTTGAGGATAAGCAATGGCGTTATTATCTTCTGCTGAAAAGGCCGCCTCAGAATATGCGGTATTACCAAAAGCCATAGACTAGGCTCCTTTTTGTTCTTGATCGAATCCTTCTTTTAACATTTCAGAGGTAGTTTTTTCTTCCTCTGGAAGTTCTTTGCTAAGTAGATCAGAGTAGTGTTTTTGTAAAACTTCGCAATCAGTGAATTCTAAACTTAATTGATTTTTCTTTACAACAATGTTTTGTAATTTTTGTAAATACACTTTACCTTGATCAGATAACTTTTCACTATCATAATGTTTTTTGTCAAAATTAAATATCATTACATCTCTTCTAATTTGAATCTGTATTTTTTACCAGACTTATTATTTAAAATATATAAATGTTCAGCACCCTCTTGGATAGTCCAATTACCTTTTGTACCATCGACAGCATTACCTTCTTCTTTTGCTTCGTTAGATAAATGTAAGTCTCCAGTGTATACGTTTCTCCAAACATTATCACTGGCACCTAAGTCGTAGGTATCAGTGGCATTTGGTAAAACGTGATCTGATGTAACATTTCCGCTAGTTGTAAGTGATGTAAGTGTGCCAACTGCAGTAATCCCAGTGTATGAACCCGACACTCTAGCAGATGGGACTGTACCAGAAGTTAAGTTATCTGCATTCAAATTTGCTAAATCTACTGTTTGGTATTCTAGTGCTGTTGCACCTGCATTTACAGCAATAACTTGGTTTGCTGTTCCAAGAGTAGTCAAACCAGTTCCACCTTTTGTCGTAGGAACTGTAGGTAATCTGTCTGACGCTAAAGTCCCTGAAGCAATGTTAGTTGCATTTAAAGCTGTTAAGTTAGCCCCACTTGCAGCTGGTAAAGTCGCTGGGAATCTTGCATCTGGCACTGTACCAGAAGATAAATTATCTGCATTTAAAGAAGATCCATCAATGAATCCACTGTCATTATTAAAACCTGAAATCGCTATATTACCTTTAGTAAGTTTTTTCTGAGCGTTAACAGAATCTACTACAACAAAGAAATCTCCATCTGCATCAGATGTTGAAGTTGTTAATTCTGATAAATCTACATCAATAGCATCTGCAGTTACGTCAATTAAATTACCTGCTCCAACATTTAATGTAACATCTCCAGAAGTTCCGCCACCAGTTAAACCGTTTCCAGCTGTAACGCCTGAAATATCTCCAGGTAAGTCATTATTAAATATACTTAAATTAATTTC